GGTGATCTACGCCGACACACTCAGCAGCAGATGCAACAAAAAGATCGTGAAGTTGCTGAGATCAAACGCCAGCTAGAAACAGCGGCGAAGGGACAAATCAAATTCCCGAAGACAGACGAAGAGATCGATATCTGGTCTAATAAGTATCCTGAAGTTGCAAAGATTGTGGATACTATTGCACGTAAACGTGCCAACGAAGCCCTAGAAGAGGGTGAAAAGCGTCTGGAAGGGTTGAAACAGCTAGAAACCAAGCTGACCCGCAAAGAAGCCGAGCAAGCATTGATGAAGCTGCATCCTGACTTCCACGAAATCCGGCAGAAACGAGAGTTTCATGACTGGGTGGTAATGCAGCCGCAGAACATGCAGGACGCTCTGTATAAAAACAATACAGATGCAAAAGCCGCAGCACGGGCAATTGACCTGTATAAAGCGGACATGGCTAAGGCTAAACGCTCTAACCCTAAGAACGCAGCTTCTTCGGTTGGGCGCACTTCTGCTTCCGTGCCTACGACAGGCGGTAAGCCACGGTTTACTGAAAGCCAAGTTGAGCGGATGAGTGCCGCTGAGTATGACAAATACGAAGCTGCCATTCTAGAAGCACAACGAGACCAGCGGTTTGTATACGACTTATCTGGTGGCGCACGTTAGGGCTTGTAATAACACCTAATTGATGTTATAACTATTAGCATACTGTAACATGTTATAATATCGAAGGGGCAGCACGACGGTGCTGTCCCACCCCTCTTTCCAATAAGCACAGAACCACTGGTCGGTGTTTATTCGAGTGAGGCTATCCCCACTCTCTGTTCCACGGGCCTCTTATGACTACCCCGTTTCGAACTTCAAATCTTACACCAGAAGAATTACGACGATTAGTCCACCAGTACGGTGTGGCCCGTGTCGAATGCATCATGGCCTGATGTCTCGTTGCGCACCCACAACCCTATGCTGCCACTGTCTGTCCCTTCTGTGTCCTGACAGGAGCCTCAACGGCTTCGCCATTTCACAAGGAGAAACAAAATGGCATTTCCAAAGGCAGCGGGTTATAGCAACCTGCCAAACGGTAACTTTTCCCCAGTTATCTATTCCAAGAAAGTCCAAAAGGCTTTCCGCAACTCTTCTGTCGTAGAAGATATCACAAACACTGACTATGCAGGCGAAATCGCCTCTATGGGTGACTCTGTTAAGATCATCAAAGAACCAGAAATCACAATCAATTCTTATGCCCGTGGCACAACGCTGGCGACACAAGATTTGTCCGATGCTGATTTTACAATGATCGTTGACCAAGCTAACTACTTCCAGTTTTCTTTGGATGACATCGAAGAGGCCCACGGTCACGTTTCCTTCATGGACCTTGCAACAGATCGTGCTGGTTTCAAACTGCGTGACGCATTTGACCAAGACGTTCTGGGCTACATGTCTGGTTGGACATGGAATGGTTCTGCATGGGTTGCACGTACAGCCGCAGCAGGCACCAAAGCCGACGCAGCAGCAGGCGCAGACGAATTGCTTGCAGCTAACAAGCTGACAGCAGGCGCATTCGGTGGCACCGCCGCTAACTCTATCCCAGTGACTGCTGGTGGTGGCGCAGGCGCAATCAGTTCCCCTCTTGCGGTTCTGAACCGTATGGCTCGTTTGATGGACGCACAGAACGTCGATACAGACGGTCGTTGGGTTGTTGTTGATCCGGTCTTCAAAGAAATCCTGATGGATGAAGATGCGAAGCTGATCAACGCTGACTTCGGTGGCGAAGGTGAAGTACGTAACGGTCGCCTGCCGGGCACCATCCGTGGCTTCCGTGTCTACACCTCCAACAACCTGCCTTACAAAGGCACAGGCGCTGGTACATCCGCAGCCGCTGGTTCCACAACGAACTACGGTGTTGTTGTTTCCGGTCATGACTCAGCAGTTGCTGTTGCGGACCAGATTGCGAAAACTGAGAGCTTCCGCTCACCAGACACATTCGCAGACATCGTCCGTGGCATGCAGCTTTACGGTCGCAAAATCTTGCGTCCAGAAGGTCTGATCACAGCGAACTACAACTTGGCCTAATGGTTAAGCGGGGGCAGGGCAACTTGCCCCCAACACTCCTTTTGAGGACTATTCATGCCTAGCACATATATTGATCTTTGTAACAAAGTCCTGCGCCGCCTTAACGAAGTTGAGATCGCCGTAGGCGACTTCCCAACTGTACGTGGTGTACAGGCACTGGTTAAGGACGCTGTTCGTTCTTCCATTGCTAAGATCAACCAAGCTGAGTTTGAATGGCCCTTTAACTCCGCAGAACATTCACAGACACTTGTGGCGGGTCAGACGGAATATACATGGCCTCAGTATTTCAAGGTAGCCGATTGGAACAGCTTTCAAATCCAGAAGGATGAGGCGCTTAACTCCAATTACAAAGTTCTGGATTTCATTGAACGTGATGTTTGGTACAAGAGCCACCGTGACGCTGACTACGAAGCTGGAACCGCAGGACGAGGTATTCCTGATCATGTGTTCCCAAGCCACGGTAACGGCTTCGGCGTAACACAATCTCCTAATGCGGCTTACCGTGTTAAGTTTCGTTATTTCTTAAACTACTCTGATCTAACCAACTACAATGATGTAACCCGTATCCCAGAGAGTTTCGACACTGTGGTGATCGACGGTGCTTTGTATCATCTGTACATGTTCAAGGATAACCTAGAGAGCGCACAGGCTGCTTTCATGGCATTTGAGTCGGGTATTAAAGACCTCCAAACTCTATACATCAATACTTACGAGAGCATCCGTGATACACGGGTCAAATTCTGATGCCTGATCGTATTGAGTCCTACAAGGTAATCTGCGGCGGTGGTCTTAACTCTAACGAGAACCACTTAGACCTTTCAGATAATAGTCCCGGATCAGCTACACGGCTAGTTAACTATGAACCCTCCCTTTTCGGAGGGTATCGTCGTATTAACGGGTATGAAGAGTATGACGATCTATATGCAGAAGTAGATGATGGTAATGGCGTTGCCGAAGGTAAAGTACTTTGCGTAGCGTACTACAAGAACGAGCATCTGGGTAACCCGTATGTTATTGCCGCACGTAAGGACGTAGGCGCTAATACTTATAGTTTCTGGTATCACACGGCCTATATCGGCTGGCGTAAGATGGTTACGGGCCTCACGCTCAATACCACAGACGGTGTACGCACTGTTGATAAACTCCGGCTCGTTCAGTTTGATTTCGGAAGCGGCTCACAGATCATTTTTGTAGATGGCGTAAACAATGCTTCCGTATTCGACGGTACTAACTGGTATGCCATTGATAGTGGAAATAGTGGCGGCAGTGGCAGCGCAGGCGGAGATCAAGCCATAGACGCTCCATCAGTTGTAGACGTATTTGAGAACCATATTTTCCTATCTGGTGATCGTACTAGCCAATCCACTGTGGCCCACTCTGCTCCTAACGATCCACTCACGTGGACTGTGGCGGCAGGTGGTGGTCAGTTGGTTATGGGCTTTAAGGTTGTTCAGATTAAACCGTTCCGTGATAACCTGTTTGTCTTTGGTAATAACTCCATCAAGAAGGTTGTCCCTGATCTTACAGCAGGATTTGTTCAGGAACAGGTTACAGCTAACGTAGGCTGTGTGGCACCGGATAGCGTGTTGGAAATTGGTGGTGATCTACTATTCCTAGCACCAGACGGTCTACGCCCAGTTGCTGGTACAAGCCGTATTGGTGACGTTGAACTAGAAACAGTTTCTAAGTCCATCCAAAGTGCGCTTGTTGATATTATCCAAAACACTGACCTAAGCACCCTTAACGGCGTTGTAGTCCGATCCAAATCTCAGGTTCGGTACTTCTTTGGCGGTGACGGCATCAACGTGGAAGATAGTGAAGGTATTATTGGTGGCCTTACAAATACAACGGGTTCTATCGGCTGGGAATTTGGAACTACACTAGGCATCCGTGCAAGTTGCTGTTCCTCGGAATACATTGGCACAGAAGAGTTTGTTCTACACGGCGACTACGACGGTAAAGTGTATCGTCAGGAGATTGGCAACTCTTTCTCAGGTCGTGACATCGTAGGCATCTACGCCACACCATACTACGACTTGAATGAGACCGAGGTCCGTAAGTCTATCCGTAAGATGAATACCTTCTTACGTGCGGAAGGTCCATTTGAGATGAACCTCGCTATTGCGTATGATTGGGGTGATTACACCACGGCACGTCCCTCTACCTACACTGAGGAAAGCCAAGGTGGTCCCACTGTTTATGGTGGCCGTAGCATCACCTACGCAGCCCCTAATGTTACCTACGGCGGTAACTCTAAACCAATCATGACATATGACATCCAAGGCTCAGGGTTCTCTGTACGTGCAACGTACGTAACCGTTGGGCAGTTTGATCCCTACACCATCCAAGGGATCGTATTTGAATATTCCGTTGCAGGGAGACGCTAACAATGGCCGGATATACACGCCAATCTATTGCTGATATTATCAACGGCTCAGAGGTTACAGCACCTCCACTAAACGCCGAATTTAACCAAGTTGCAGCGGCGTTTGCGGCGGCTTCTGGCCACAGTCACGATGGCTCCGCAGGTAATGCTCCAAAGATCAATCTGACCACATCTGTATCTGGATACCTTCCTGCGGTCCACGGCGGTACAGGCGGTAAGAACAACACTGCGGCGGGCAACCCTACTACTACTAATGATGCATCTGAGGGCTACGCCCCGATGTCGATGTGGGAGAACACCACAACAGGCCGTGTATTTATCTGTGTAGGCAACACTGCCAACGCAGCCGTATGGCGTGAACTGGTGCAGGTCCAAACAGCTAACAAGATTATCCCTGAGACTACAAACACCGTAGACCTTGGTGATCCTGCCACACGTTTCCAAGACCTTTGGCTTGCAGGCTCTATCTCTGCATTTAGCAATGCGTCGATTGGCGGTGCGCTTTCAGTAACTGGTCCTACAAGCTTGTCGTCTACACTAGGTGTAACAGGCGACACTACTCTGGTTAACCTAGAGGCTACGGGAACGACCGTAATCAACTCTATCGGTCTGAACTCTGGTGCTATCAACAGCACGGCTATTGGTACAACTACACC